CTCCCTCGGATCATAGTAGAGGACCCTACCGCTGGGGTAGAAAAAGGGACCTTCCAATCCCTTCCGGGGTTGCCATTTACGTTCCAACTCTGAGAGAACCCTGTAGCCCATAATCAAGCCGCCTTATTCAGATAAGTTTCCACATCCTTACTATCAACAACGTCACCGTTGCGCATAGTATAGGTCGCAACATAATTTTCACGGTCACCACCCATGAGCATGTCATACCCTTCGGTCTTGCTAGCGACCTCATTACGCATATAGCCATACTCACCGTTATCCACTGTACGGCGTGCGACCCAACGACCCTGTTCCCAATACAGGTTGAAGGGCGTTTCCCAGGGTTCGCACACAGTGGCGTCATCATCGAGGATGGACCAGTCAACAACATACTCCTCAAAACCCTCATTACGGGTTTCGATCAATGCCTTGAGGGTAGGGATACCACGTTCCTTAACCTGCAGGGTTTGAGCGACCGACAGATTGGGAACAACATAAGTGTCGCCACCCTTGAACTTCCAGTAGGGGTTAGTAGCATCACCGTAGTTTTCGCGGATTTGAGTAGTGATAACGATCTTCATATCTGCTCCGTTGTTTGACTGTCTAAGCCTCTATTATATGCCCAAATCGATTATTTGTCAACCGATCACTATTACACGGGGTTCGGTATCACGATCCATAAAGTGGTTGCCCTGCAAGGGAGCGGTGAAGAAATCTACAGGCTTTGAACGGCGATCATTCTCACCGCACCAAACCCGCTTGATAAACTCTGCACGGAAAGTGCCGTCCATCTTGCTAATGCTTACGACCTTACCGACCATATAGCAATCATTAATACCGACGAAATCCAGACTCTTAACAATGTCGCCAACTTGCACTTTGTTGCTCCGTTCGTTCATCATGTATAGTATTATGCACCCAAACCGATTATTTGTCAAGCCTTTTTACATAGAAAAAAGGCGTTTAAAATCAACAACTTACAGAATCTTACTGGAATAGACTTCTACAGACTTGTCTAATTGACGGATAAAATCGACTTCCTGCTGGTCTTTCGGGTCCATTACAGTATGGTCTGCAATGATGATTCCCAATTCAGTGGGTAATGTAGCATGTATGCCATCGCCACCTGAGGTGCTATGTGCTTGTAGTGTGGGCTTGTCAAAAAGAATCGCACCACGATTACTTACAAACATAAGATAATCGGCATAGTACGGAGGCAATTGGGCATGAGTATTTGTGCCCATGCTATTTGTTAATTTGATACTACAATTTTTTCGCAGTTCATTCTTCTTATCAGTATAGATGGCACCCTCGGTATACTTCATTTCCAATCTAATATTGTTCAATCCCGTAATAAGAAAGTCAACACCATCTTGTGCAACATACTTTAACGTTTTGTTGCTATATTGTTCTACTGACTTTTCCAATATGCGAGCCTTAAGAAAACGCAACTGTTCAGTATTCAATTGGTGTCCCAATGCTTTAACTAGTTTACTGAACCTATGCCAGTCAACATTGGTTCGTAGAAAATCAGCAACTTGTTGTGTGGTCATGAATTATGCGCCATTCCAAAAATTGAATCAATTGTATCACGTGCTTGTTTTAAATCAACACTGATATTTTTTGGGTGATTGTTTACCTTAAACACAATGAAGTTAGGGTTATACACCTTAACTTCTATCTTGTTGCTATTATAGTCTATAATGATATATCTGTAAACCATATTGTTACCCTCTTTTAAATACGAATTTAGTGTGAAGGGTAACAGTTTACGATGTTGCTGTATGTATTGGATCAACAAGTCTGTGACTGTATCCGAATCCATAATTACAACACTAATTTAAATTTATTATCGGGTGTAAGAAATGAAATGTTATCCTTCTTACGTTCACTAAACTTAGCCTTAATAGTGATTGGTTGGCTTTTAACGTGCTGTTCAAACAAATTAATGAGAACATTTTGTGTTTCAACTGGTAACATTACTTTGTTTTGATTTTGATCCGTAAACCAGTATTCAACAATATTGTTATATTTTTTATAAGGTTGAGTAGTCTTAATGAATTCTAATGTTAGTTCACCTTTAACCTGTGTCTCGCCTTTGATAGCGACAAACTCACCACCAAACATATTAATGATTTCTAAATCGTAATAATAGAAATAAGGCAACTTATAAGCAAGACCTAAATAATTGTCAGGATAGATATATCCTTGCTCAACATTTTGTCCATCAGTATTATTAATGAAGTTCATTAGGTCTTGACGGTATGGGGTCAATGGAACATTTTTAAGTTTTAATACCAACATCTTTTGTTGAAAATGTTTGGTAATTTTTTCTGCGAGAATTCTGTCCTCTTGAGTAACAAGATTAGATAATCTTGACTCTTTAAGACTAAGCATTTTATTTACTTTGTCTTGTTTACATAAACGGTAAATCACACAACTTAGTACTAATAGATTGTCATCTACCTTAACAGTGACAGTGCCACTTTTACGTGATGCTACTCTGTCACCTAAAAGGTCACTGATACTAAAAACATTTCTTGCAGTTGAACTAGTCATATTATCTCTTAATTAAATGGTTATATCTTCCATGCCCGCTGTACGTAAACGTACAATGTGGCCCAATTGCCATTGCTTACTATCTAAGCCCTTCATAATGCCTAACCATTTATTTCTTAGTAAGGCTACTTCATTAATCAGTACTTCAAAGTCAATGACTTCTTCCTCACCGTCTACATACTTTTCAGCATCACGGCTAGTCAATGCTCTATTATACGCTTCTAAATATTTTTGAAAATGTTTTCGGCGAATTTTCCTTAATTGTACATTAAGGTAATTTAATACTGCTTCAATTTCTTGTAATTGGTTGAACCGAAATTCGGTAACGCCGGGTAAGTTGGCAATGTTCTTTTCAACCTTGCCAGTTACCCTAACGTCATTTTTTGCAGATAATAACTCATTTTCATAATGAGTTATAAAATCAGGTATTACGCTTAGATCCTGTGTGATTCTTGTGTACCAATTCATCAATAATCTTCGTCATCGTAATATTGATCTTCCTCATACTCTTCTTCCTCTTCCTCATATTCAGTTTCATCATCTTGTGAGAAAAATTTAAGAGCATCCATTACTGCTTGATCACGCCGAAACATTTCTTTAATTTCGGCAGTGTCAAAATCATTATCAATTAATAAATTAATTAATGTCTCTGCCGCTTCGCTGTGGTCTGCACGTTGAATAATCGGCTTAAGTCCATCCCATAATTCTTTAACTAATTCTATAGTCATTCAGCAAGTTCCTCCTCAGGTGATACATTACTTATCTTACCCTGAGATTTTTTCTGATACTCTGACATGACTTTATCTAAGCATCCATCTTCATTTGACTCCCAACCCTTACGGAAGAATTTGATAATTTCTCCATCTTCGGTTGTATAACTCAGTCTGTTACCTTCTTTGACTAACAAGCCTGCCTTCTCAAACAAATCAAGCAGACCACTATATGGATTCATGCCTGTCTCATAAGGAATCTTAACTTGTACACTTTCAAAGGGTTTTGCATAACGTGTTTTCATAACCTTACAAGCACTACGAATACCACGTACTTCACTTACTTTGTTACCATCATCATCTTCTTTAAGTTTCAGTTTCTTCATTGCTACAACAATACTACTTGCGTAGATGAAACCTTGTCCACCGCTGATTTTATCATCAGGGTCAAACATATCTTGTGAAGCATATGTGTGATTAGTTGCAACAAGTCCAACGTTGTGACTACCGAACATATTAACACAGTTACGAACAAGTGAAGTAAGTGCCTTGGGCTTGCGACCCATATCACCTTTCATATCACCTGATTCAAACTGATTAACGTCGGTTGGAGTCAACAACATACCAAGACTGTCAATAATGAAAAGAACTTTAGGACGATCCTCTGCAGGCATCGTCTTATAACTTTTCATAAACTCACTAATTGTTTTGGCAACATCATCAATCATTGCCATATTAAGTTTCAACAACTTGCTTTCGTCAGTATCAACACCAAGTGCTTTCAACCAATCTTCATCAAGTGCGTTTTCACTATCAACAAGAACAACAAAGATGCCTTGTTGTTGTGCGTGACGTACTAAGTTTCCTGAACAGATGTAACTCTTTCCTGATCCTGACTCTCCGGCAAAGACAGTAACTTTACCAAGAGGTACGCCTTTATTAAAATCACCACTAATGAGAAAATTGAGTGCGTGATTTCCTGTACTGATCCAATCAGTAGGATCATTAAAACCAATACTAAGTCCCTCAATGGACTTGGTAATATCTTTTCTAAATTTACTAATATCAAATGGCTTACCCACGTGGGCCTCCTATCATCGTTGCATATTCATTCTTATTCTATCAGAATAACTAATTTTGTCAAGGTAATCTGGACAAGTATCCGCAATGCGTTCCAATTCATAGTCGCTAGGATAGTGCCTTAATGCACCTCTAGCCCTATCTCTAATGATACTCGGTACACGCGGAGTCTTTCCTGGATCACACAGTTCTTCTAATAACTTCCTACCTTGCATTAATGCACGGTATCTTTCGTCTGGTAGTGTCATGGAATTCTCCTAAGAAAGGGGAGGATATCCTCCCCCGATAACCATATTAGGCTGACTTATTCTGTCTGGAGCGAATCATTGCAAGAATATCTTGTGCTTTATCGCTTGAAGGTTTGTCAGATGTTTTTGGCATAACTACTGGGCTTGATGCTGAGGGTGCTTCATCCTCATCGTCTTTTGAAACGGAAACTGCGGGTGTGCTGGTTTCAGCAGTCACAGGTCGTTCGTTCGCAGTTCCATTAGGTGCTTCAAGACCATATGGACGATAGTAACTCCCCCAACGTTCATTATCGTAAGGTTGACCATCAACACTTGCTTCAAACATTTCCTTGATGATACGCAACTCTGCCTCGTTAGGCTTCTTAGGTAAGAATTCTGCGAGATTAAAGAGTCCATGTGCATCAATAGCAGCCTGTTCTGCTTCGGTAAGTGCTGTCTCCTTACGTGCCCATGTTGAAGTGCTATAATCAGCATAACCACCTTTGCTAGTCTTTTTGATATTGAAATCAAGACCACGCATTAAGTCAGTTGGCAGTTCTTCCATCTCAGGATCCATTAATGAACTCTTGATGATAGTAAAGATTTGTGGGCTGATAATGAATCTACGAATTGGATTCGCAGGAGTCTTATCATCACCTAGTGGGTTCTGACGTACAAAGCCTTGAAAGATATAACTACGCTTCTTCCAATACTTGTTTGCCAATTCTTTGAGTGTCTCATCCTTATACCAAGGACGAACCTCAGCAAGAACCGGGCAACTATCACCATACATTTCTACGCAAGGTACTTGAACAACTACCTGCTTCATGTTGGGATCACCCTTGACACCATTAAATGGCAACTTGATGATTTGACGTTCTACCCAAAAGAATGTATTCTTTGAATCTGCATCAGGAAGGAATCGAACGGTAGCAGTTGTACCTTCGCTCATGTTCCAGTGGGGGTAGATTGCGTTGTCAGATTGGGTTCCAGAACCCTTGTTGTTTGACTTGTTTTCTTGTGCCGCGATACGGGCACGAATTTCTGCGAGTGAGGCCATAATTTTCTCCTTAAGTTGGTCTTTGTTGAGCCTTAAAATAATTCGCTGATTCCCTATGAATCAACTAACATAAGCATTATTGTATTACTACACGGTGCCTATGTCAATAGTATTTATCCCAGATGTGGGAAACCGCAGAAAAATCTGCGGTTTTTATTGAGTTTATTTACCCAACAATCTTAGAATGGCTTCGAGGTCTTGTTGTCCCTCTTTGACTTCTTTCTTATGTTCTTTATCCATTGCCTTATTCAATACCTTTTCAGCATCTTTAGCAGTGTCTTTGGCTTTAGATGGTTTTGCCTTAGCACCCTTAGCATATGGGTCACCATCTTCACGATGACCTTTGTAACCTTCACTATCCATTTCAGTTATTGCCTCTTCTTTTGATTCGGTTGATTCACTAGCACCTACCAACTTACCAATGTTATTGTTTTTAACTTTTTCAGTTGGGCCTAATTGACCTACACGTTTTTGGTTAGCATCAAGGTCTTCCGCCACACCTTCTTCATCTAACTTGTCATACTTAGCACGGATACTTGCCATCTTTTCTTTACCAGCATGTTCACGACCTGCCTTGCGTAATGCGTCCATACCTTCTTTGCCATACTTCTTATTACCTAAGTATGCCTGTAATCCGCTTTCTTCAACATCTTCAGTTCCAACTGCGGTGTGATAGAATTCTTTTACCCAATCTTCATCCCCATACTTGTCACAGAATTGCTCTAGTGACATTTTTTCAGCATCGTTCATCATGGCATCTTTAGTCATGCCTT